GCTGAGAAACCCTTTGATCTCAAGGTATTAAAGGGTGATCTTGACATGTTCATCGATAGTGATGATGATGTATGTCGAGCCAAGCAGAAAAAAGACTACCTTGAAACTTGTATAAATTCTATTGATAGGATACTTAAGGAGATCCACAATAGAGGATTTGCTATTAAGAACACTATCGAAATTGTAAAGTATTATGGGATTCGATGACCACCATCATAAAGAAGAACGAGGTCTTTCTGAAGGTGGAGGCAGAAGCCCATCTTCATAAAGAATTAAGTGAGCATTTTCAGTTTGAGGTGCCTGGTGCTAAGTATATGCCAGCAGTCAAACGAAGATACTGGGATGGGAAGATAAGATTGTATTCACCTGGTACGGGTGAGATATATTGTGGACTATATGATTACCTTACTGACTTCTTAGAGCAGAGGGGGTATGATTATGAGGTCTTAGAAGATAAATACTTTGGAAGACCTAATGAGGTAGAAGAGTATGTCACACCTGAAGGCACAGCGGCTTTTGTTCGTGCTCTTAGGCTCCCCTTTAAAGCAAGAGATTACCAGCTTAAAGGAATTTACTCTGCGATTAAATTTCGTCGCAAGCTTTTATTATCCCCCACGGGCTCGGGGAAGTCGTTAATAATATATGCATTGGTGCGTTGGCACCTATTAAAGAAGAGAGAGATATTAATTATTGTTCCTACTGTCTCTCTTGTAGAACAATTGTATAAGGATTTTATAGATTATGGTTGGAATGTCAGGGAAGTTCATAAGATCAGTGCAGGTGAAGAAAAGTATGTCGATAATCCTGTCATTATATCAACTTGGCAGAGCATTTACAAGGAACCCAAGAAGTTCTTTGAACGTTTTGATGTCGTTATCGGGGATGAAGCACATCTTTATAAAGCTAAATCACTCACAGGCATCCTTACGAAGTGCCATGATGCGAAGTATAAGGTAGGGTTAACTGGTACGTTAGATGGTATGGAAGCACACCAATTAGTACTAGAAGGACTATTTGGTAGGGTTGATACGGTAACCAAGACAGTTGAGTTGATGAAGCAAGGACATCTGACACCATTGAAGGTGCGGATTGTACTACTTAGACATGGGTGGGTACCCTTTGATCATTATCAACAGGAGATGGATTACTTATGCATGCACACCAGACGTAGCAACTTCATTTGCAATCTAGCACTAGATTTAAAGGGTAATACTCTTGTGCTTTTTAACTATATCGAGAAGCACGGAGAACCTCTGTGGGAAATGATAAATAATAAGGTAAGTAAAGATCGTAAGATCTTCTTTATACACGGTGGTGTTGATGCTGTAGAGAGGGAAGAAGCACGTAGCATATGCGAACGTGAAAAAGATGCTATAATATTAGCATCGTATGGAACCTTCTCCACTGGTATTAATATTAAGAATCTTCATAATGTTATCTTTGCTTCTCCTAGTAAGTCTAGGGTAAGGAATTTGCAATCCATTGGTAGGGTTTTGAGAAAGGGTGATAATAAAGCACAGGCAACTCTTTATGATATTGCTGATGACTGTTCTAAGGATCATCAATACAATTATACATTAAGACATTTATCAGAAAGGATTAAAATATATGATCAAGAAGCATTTGATTATGAAATTACCAAAGTTAATTTAAAGAGATGACAATTAACTATATCAGACACGAACAAGAATTCTTTGGAGTAATCAAGCTTACATCTGGAGAGACTATACTAGGCACTATGATTGCTACTGAGGAGGACTCAGCACCAGGTAAAACTGTATTTTATGTACAAGATCCTGCATGTCCTCACAATCATCAGGTTGAAAAGGATGGACAGATGGGTATGGCAGTGGGTCTACTCAAATGGATGATGTTTGCTGACGAAGAATTCTATATGATTAATGAAGATGATGTTGTCACTGTGGCACCTATGTCTATGGAGTCTGTACTCATGTATAAGATGTGGGTTAGAAAAGAAAAGGGTGGTAACAAATCTGAAGTTGAAGTAAAGATGAATAAGAATATGGGACTACTTGGCAAGGTATCAGATACTAGAGCTAGGTTGGAGGACTTCTGGAGAAGAACTAATTCCATTGACAATAAGTAAACATTCTTATATAATGTATACAGGCGAAACAGGAATATGGCTGTGGCACGTAAATCAAAACAACACTATGTAGATAATAAAAAGTTTCTGGAGGAGATAACTAAGTATCGCCAGGCAGTAGATGAAGCACGTACATTAGATAAAGAAAAACCAAGGATAACACACTACCTTGCTGAATGTTTCTTAAAGATTGCTACACATTTATCATACAGACCAAACTTTATTAACTATATGTTTAAAGAGGATATGATCTCCGATGGAGTGGAGAATTGTGTCCAGTATATTGATAACTTTGATCCTGCTAAGTCAAAGAATCCTTTCGCATATTTCACACAAATAATTTACTACGCATTTCTCAGACGTATTGCTAAAGAGAAGCGTCAGATGGATATAAGAGACAAGATAATAGAAAAGAGTGGGTATGAGCAAGTCTTCCACTCAGATAATAATGATGATCACTCTGAGATGAATCAGATTAAGGGTCGTATTGAAACTAATATGAGGGGATAATGACTGATTTATGGGCTGGTTATAGATCAGCAGTCTTTGATGCGTTCCCTGACCTAACATTTGAATCTAATCATGCAACGTGGGAGAATAAGAAAGGAGTTAAGTTAACTGCTGACTTATACAGTGGTAAATACTTCCTCAAGTCTAGGCATGTAGATATATGGGACGGAAAGAATCTTAATATACACAACAATATAATATATCCTAAGACACCACAGGTAGGAGACGAGATAATCCCTTGTTTTGGTATGGACTTGATGGGATTTAGTGAGAAGAAAGTTATAATAGTATTTGATTTCCAACATCCAGTAGAGAATTATCTGTATGAGGTAGACAGTTTACCATATGCAGAGAAAGATTATAGATTCTTTGAGAAGGGTAATCATTTTTCAAAGAATATTTACGTTAGATACTGTAAGGCATCAGAGGTAGATGATTATCTACCAATGTTTAAGACATATCTAATTTGGTATAAACATTTAATAGACGAAGGAAAACCTACTGGGGAAGATGGTAGTTACTACCATGACTTTGATAAGTATATGATTAAGTTAGACCCTATATCAGGGTATCTAGGTAGTGCCTTCGGTAAAGAAGAGTCGGAACAAATAATAAGGGAATTCTTTTTTAGCTATGCGTGAGTTGACAGAAGACATAGGTGGATTAATCCTTAGTACTATTGAGGATCTACCTGATGTAGAACCATTACCAAGTAACCATGGTATAGTTGAGAAGGATGGTCTCACCATTCGTAATAGAATGTTTAAGACACCTGAGTTAAGGAAGATTCATATAGAAGAAGCAGAGATAGGTGGGATAAAGATACTACATTGTGTATTCTTTCCTGATCCTCACTATGCTATACCTATATTTGGATGTGATATTGTATCCAATGGTAAGGTAGTGACTGCTGCTATAGTTGATGTCTCTCCTGTGCATGGTGTTGGTGAGGATTTCTATAGTGAGATAAGATCTCTTAGTAACAACTTTAGTTTTAGTGGTAAGAGAGCACTCCCACTGTGGGGTGATGAGATCTTCTCACCATACTGTAAGTTTACACGTTTGAAAGAAGAGATTGACAAAGCAAATTTTTATTGTATAGTGCTCCTATATCTTAAGGAGTATCGTGATAGAGTACTCTCTAGTGAGAGAGACACCTTCTGGGTTAATACCATGAAGAGATTGGATGACCAGATATGGTACTGCGAGAGTCAGAAGCGAAATGATAAAACTCGTGGTATACTAGAGAAGTGGTTTGACAAAGACTGGACAGATAAGTATATGAATGAGGTATTATTTGATGCACCAACTGCAAAATCTATTTCAAGTACCAGTATATAAAGGACATTTAGAGCAGGATTTTAAAATTCCTGACCTATGGAGTGGTCTTAGTAAGAATGTATGGTCTGGTGAAAGTGGATTCTCCACCGCACAGTGTGACCTACAACTGCATGATAGTAGTGTGGAGGTATGTGACATCATTGAGGCACTATTTCCTCATGTAATAGAGTATTGGAATACCTTAGGGTATGCACCTGCTCAGATAAGACCAACTGCATCATGGGCTAACTGGCATGAAGCAGGAGACCATACCTCGGAACATTCACATTGCGATGGCACTAGACAAACTCACATAGCTTCGGTATACTATATTGAAAAGGGTGAAGGTGGAGATATCGAACTGATAAATCCACTGGATTATATCCATAGGCTAACACCACTTGCGGGAGAGCAGGGTGATATGCTAATGTCAGAAAGTATAAAGTGCGTGAGTGGTGACTTCCTATTATTTCCAGGATGGTTACGACACCGTACACAAATCACACAGTCACCCAGAAAGGCATTAAGTATAAATTTTAACGGTTATCTATGAAAGTCTTATTAATAACAGACCAACACTTCGGTGTCAGAAATGACAACGTGCACTATGTTGATAGGTATCGTAAGTTTTATACAGAAACTGTCCTTCCTATCATTGATAAGGAAGGTATAACAGAGATATTATGTCTTGGTGATACCTTTGATAGAAGAAAGGGGGTTAACTTTAACTCTCTAGAAGCAGCAAAGGACATGTGGTTTAGACCTCTAAAAGATAGGGGTGTAAAAATGACAATGTTGCTAGGTAACCATGACATCTATTTCAAAAATACTCTTCGGGTTAACGCTCCTGACCTTCTCCTTGGGGAGTTTGATAATATTGAGATCATTTATTGTCCAGGTGAGAGGCTTATAGGTGGTAAGAAGATGATGCTTGTCCCTTGGATCTGTGAAGAGAATAGGGATGCATGTTTTGAAGCAATAGCAGATACAGATGCTGAATATTGCATGGGACACTTTGAATTGAATGGTTTTGAACCAGTTCCTGGTGTCGTCATGGAGAAAGGGGAAGACCCAAACAAACTATCTAAGTTTAAGATGGTATGCTCAGGTCATTTCCACTGTAAAAGTACTAAATCTAATGTTACTTACCTAGGTAATCCATGCCAACTCTACTGGAATGATTACGGTCACGATCGTGGGTTTCATATACTAAATACTAATACACAAAGACTTAAGTTTTATAAGAATCCTTTCGAGACATTCCATAAGATATATTACACAGGCAACAAGACAAAGATTCCTACTGGTTTAGAAGGAAAGTATGTCAAAGTTGTAGTTGAAACGAAAGGAGACCAGTTGATTTTTGACCATAAGATGCGTGAGTTGCAGGACTCTGGTCTCGCTGACCTCAAGATAATTGAGGACATGTCTTATGATACAGATGTATGGGATAATGTAGGTGATATTGAATTAGAAGACACTCTGACCCTGTTAGAGCAGTCTCTAGAGGATATGCCTAATAAGGATAATATATTTAATATACTGAAGTCATTATACATGGAAGCATCGGAGGTATGATCTCCCTAGATAGACTTAGAGCAGACATTAAAGAAGTAACAGATGACTATGAGGGTTTCCTCTACGAGATAGATGTAACTACCTTCGCTGAGGACAATAGATTTTCTAAACAAAAACCTATACCTGATAGACCACCTGAGACTCCTCCTAAGTCTGTACTCGTAATGAGTATGTTTAGCTATGTTGGTGGTGATTATTTCTATTCACATGAGATAGTCCCACGAATATATGATCATCTCAATAAAAAATATAATGCTGAAGGTATATGGTTCCAAGATGATGGATATGTGTTTGATCGTAAGCAATATGCTATGAGGTCAGGGGTCGGTAAACTAACCAAACCCTCTATCACTTTCCATCATAAGTATGGATTGAATTGGAAGTTAGAATTACTGTTTACTAACCTTGAATTTGAGGAATCGGTGACAGTTGAAGAAAGTTTATATGATAACTGTATAGGATGTGACGCACCCTGTGAATCTAATTGTCCAGAAGGGTGTAGAATGAATTTCAAGTTGCTCGACTGGGAGAAGTGTGCTAACGTAGTTGAAGGAAGGCATATATTCATGTATCCTGAGAGAGTATGTAGAATTTGTCAGGACAGCTGTCCATATTCAGAAGAATTAAAACTTAAAATACTTGAAGACCATCCTGATTGTGGTGGTTTTATGCAACCCTTATCATACTATAAAGACTATTACTCTTTAGGCATACCCGCAGAGGACATTTAATGTTTGTATTGTTAGATAAAAAAACTGGTGGAGTATATGCGGTCAGAGATGATGACCATACTGAAAGAGTTGTACAGATATTCCTTGACAAAGATGACGCATCACGCTATTATGAGATGTTGAGAGCCGATGATTATCCTAGGAAGTTATCGGTGACTGAAATAGGAGAGGAGCAGGTAAAAGAAAACTGCACCATACATGGGTATGCCTTTACTATGATTAGTCCAGATGAATTTGTAATACCTCCCCCACAAGACGGTAAATGATAACTTTTGAGAAGATTCGTTGGAAGAATTTCCTATCTACTGGTAATACTTTCACCGAAGTGACTTTGAATGGTGCTAGATCGCACCTTATAATTGGAGCAAATGGAGCAGGGAAGTCTACGATGTTAGATGCACTCTGCTTTGGTTTGTTCAATAAACCATTTCGTAAGATAAGTATTAGTCAGTTGGTTAATAGTATCAACGAGAAAGAATTAGTAGTAGAGATTGAGTTTAGTATCGGATCTGTCCATTACAAAGTAAAACGAGGGAGGAAACCTAATGTATTTGAAATTTATAGAAACGGTAAACTACTTGACCAAGATGCTGCTACCAAAGATTCACAGAAGTACCTTGAACACTCAGTCCTTAAACTTAATTTCAAGAGTTTCACACAGGTCGTCATCCTTGGTTCATCCACATTTGTCCCCTTCATGCAACTTGGAGCAAGTGTCAGGAGAGAGGTTATCGAGGATATACTGGACATCCAGATCTTCTCAAGAATGAATGGAATCCTTAAGGATAAAGTAAGAGATGTAAGAGAGGATCAAATTAAAGCAGAAGGTAAACTGACTAAAGAGAAAGCAGTACTGTCATTAGAGGAACAATATTTTGAAGAGAGAAAGAAGGAGAAGGGTAAGAGGATAGG